AAATCGTCTATCAAGGACGAAATAGTCACCGTGATTATACTAATCCCCCTAATTTTAGTTTTCATTCCGGGAATGGAACAAATTGTTAAAAATGGTTTTGACCGTTTGAATGAGTTGCCAGAGTGGTACACATACCTAGTTTTCCTTACAATATCTGCGGCACTAGGAATCAAGGGCGTGGATAAGTTTAGGAAAAAGTAATGGATGTTATTGCCTTAACAGAACATTTATTAAAAAACATACGTCAGCAAAAAGAAGATTACACTACAATGTTGGCGAATGGTGCGGTAGAGGATATGGAAAACTACCGATTTGTAGTGGGTCAAATACGCGGGCTGACTTACTGTGAAGAAGAAATAAAGTCTGCGATGAAAGGTGTCATTGAAGATGGCTAAAAAATTATTCGTGCCTGAAAGGGTTGCGGCAAATATGAAGTCTGATACGCCACAGACTAAAATCCCAACAGCGATTGAAAAAGCTCTACCAGAGCAAGAAGAAAACAAAAACACAGAAAACCCAGAAAATATGGATGTTTCTGCCCTTGAAAGATTACCAAACCCTGTAGGATACAGACTTTTGGTAATCCCATACTACCCTCCAGCTAAAACAAAAGGCGGCATTTATGTGCCAGATGCTACTCGTGACAGAGAGGCATTTGCAACAGTTGCAGCGTATGTCGTTAAGGTTGGCCCTGATGCATACAAAGACCAAGATAAGTTCCCTTCTGGCGCTTGGGCACATGAGAAATCTTGGGTTCTTATGGGAAGATATGCTGGAAATAGGTTCAAAGTGGAAGGTCTTGAGGTTCGTCTCATAAATGACGATAATATTATCGCCACTATACTTGACCCAGCAGATATCTCGTATGTATAAAAAAGTGGAGGGACATTATGGAAGATGTAATGAATCAAGAGCAGCAAGTAAAAGAAGAAGAAACCATCACTGTTGATGTGGAAGATTCTCAAGAAAAAGTAGAAATAAAAGAAGAACCCGAACAATTGCTCGAGTCTTCTGATGAGCCAGAAGCAGATGGAGCTTCTGATGAAGAGCTTGAGAGTTACAGTGGTAACGTACAAAAGCGTATAAATCAGTTAACCGCTAAACGTAAGCAGGCTATGGAAGAAGCTGAAGCTGCTTATCAGTACGCTCAACAGGTTCAGCAACAAAATGAGCAAATGAAAGCTCGCTTACAGCAGCTAGACCAAGGTTACACAAACGAATATGGGGCTCGAGTCGAGTCTCAAATGGAGCAAGCCAAAAAGCTTTTAAGAGAAGCTCGTGACATTGGTGATATAGACAAAGAAACAGATGCTGTGTCTTTGTTACAGCGGTTAGCTATCGAGCAAGAAAGAGTCCGTGTTCAAAAGCAAAATCAGCAAAGGACTGAGCAGCGGGTGGCTGTAGAGCAAGAGGCTCAAAAACAAAATGCTCCACAAAGCCAGCCTAATACCCAAAAACAACCTTTAGACCCAAAATTGGTTGATTGGATGGGAAAAAATGATAGCTGGTTCAACAAAAACATGGTCATGACTAATGGCGCAAAAGCAATACATGAACAGCTTGTAGGCGTTGAAGGTTTTGACCCAACCACTGATGAATACTACGCAGAGATTGATAAAAGAATGCGTGCAGAATTTCCTCACAAATTTCAGTCGCAACGGCAAAACGCCCAAGCAGTTGCGCCTGCGTCCTCTGGACGGTCTGCTAAATCAGGGCGGAAAAAGACGGTGGAATTAACACCAGGTCAGGTGGCTTTCGCCAAGAAGATGAATATTCCTCTTGAGCGGTACGCAAAAGAAGTCGCAAAACTAGATTCAAGGAGTGCATAATGGTTGACCGCGCAAGCCGGGATTCGCAAACCCGTGAAAAAACAGCGAGAGTAGAGGCGTGGCGTCCACCATCAACACTTGAAGCTCCTGAAGCCCCTGTCGGTTACAAACACCGCTGGATTCGTGAGTCTGTCATGGAATATGACGACAAAAATAACGTCCATAAGCGCCGCCGTGAAGGTTGGGAGCTTGTACGGGCGGAAGATTACCCTGATTTCGATGCACCTGTCATTGACGAAGGAAAAAACGCTGGCGTAATCGGCGTAGGTGGTTTGGTTTTAGCCAGAATACCTGAAGAGATTGTGGAGCAACGTGATGCACATTACCGTAGTGTCACAGAAAATCAAATGAATGCTGTAGATAGAGATTGGATGCGTGAGTCTAATGCGGCTATGCCCAAGCTCGCTCCACAGCGCTCAAGCAAAGTAACTTTTGGCTCAAAGAGCCAAAGCTAACCTCATAAGGAGAGTTCAAGATGGCAAATAAAGACGCCTCTTTTGGTCTACGTCCTGCACGGATGATGAACGGCTCTGCTTTCATGAACCAACAAAACCGTTATCGTATCGCTTCTGGTGATAGCACAGCTATCTTCCAAGGTGATCTGGTAGAGGCCTTAACTGCTGGCGTTGTTGCCCGCATGGCTGCTGGAGATGGTGGATTTGTTCTTGGTGTGTTCAATGGATGCCGTTACACAGACCCCACAACTGGGAAGGAAACTTTCTCAAACAGCTACCCTGGCTCAATTGCAGCTTCAGATATTGAAGCTTTCGTAATTGATGCACCAGATGTAGTTTACGAAATTCAAGCAGACGACACATTCCCTGTGGCTGACCTGTTTGGTAATTTCGACATCGTTGACCAATCACCTGTAGGTGATACTAGCTCAGGCATTTCTCGCATGGAGCTTGATGTCACTACTGGCGCAACAACTGCAACACTACCTCTGAAAGCGATTGACATTTCGCAAGACCCAGAGAACAGCGATGTAGCAAGCGCAAATACAAATGTGATGGTCGTTATCAATAACCACTTGCTGTCCGCTGGCACAACTGGCTTGGCATAAGGAGACTAGATAATGGCTATTTCAAGAGCGCAACTAGTTAAAGAACTAGAGCCAGGCCTGAACGCCTTGTTCGGCATGGAATACGACCGCTACGATGCGGAACACGCAGAAATCTACGACACTGAATCATCAGACCGTGCGTTTGAAGAAGAGGTGATGCTCGTAGGTTTTGGTAACGCTCAGACCAAAGCTGAGGGTGCGGGTGTTTCTTTCGACAGCGCTTCAGAAGCATACACAGCACGCTATACCCATGAGACAATCTCATTGGCATTCGCGCTGACTGAAGAAGCAATGGAAGATAACTTGTACGATCGCCTTGGCGCTCGTTACACAAGAGCATTGGCACGTTCAATGGCACACACAAAGCAGGTAAAGGCTGCTGCAACGCTTAACAATGCGTTTGACAGTAACTTTACTGGTGGTGACGGTAAGGAGCTTTGTGCTACTGACCACCCACTAGCTGGTGGTGGTACATTCCGCAACGAGCCTTCAACTGCTGCTGACCTTAACGAAACATCACTTGAGAATGCCTTAATTGACATCTCAACTTTCGTTGATGAGCGGAACATGATCATTGCCCTGCGTGGCACAAAAATGATTGTTCCACCACAGCTTCAGTTTGTTGCTGACCGTCTGCTTGAGTCTACACTGCGTGTAGGCACAGCCGATAATGACATAAACGCAATCAACAACATGGGTATGTTGCCAGAGGGTTACACTGTTAACCACTTCTTGACAGACCCAGATGCGTTTTTCATTAAGACAGATGCGCCAAACGGCTTTAAGCACTTTGAGCGTACCCCAATGTCTACAGGCATGGAAGCTGACTTTGATTCAGGTAACATGCGGTTTAAAGCCCGTGAGCGTTACAGCTTCGGATTTTCTGACCCGCGTGCAGTGTTTGGCTCACCAGGAGCATAACACGAACAATTGTTCTAAAAGGGCGGCCTCCATGTCGCCCTTTTTTATTGTATAGTTAAGCATCCCTGACAGTCGTATAGTGCGACTGACACTAGCCACGACAGGAGATTAAATTGGCTAACACTACTTTTAACGGTCCCGTCCGTTCAGAAAACGGGTTTAAAAACGTCATTAAAAGCGCCACAACTGGTGAGCTTACCAGTGAAATGACTCTTTCTGTTTATACCGCAACTGTAACAGTTGCTAACGGTGCTACAACAGGAAAAGAATCATCTATTGGTATTCCGTCAAACTTTATTCCAATGGGCGTTATGATTGCTGTAACTGGCGCAGCTTCCAATGCTGTTAACCTTGTTGATATCGGCACAGATGCTGATACAGACGGATTTGTTGACGGCATTACTGCCGCAGTAAACTCAACAGGGTTTAAAGGGTTCTTCCCTTGTAATGGTGTGCTAGGTATGTCTGGTGGAGCAACTACTGCTGCTACAGCCACCGCAGATGAGGTTGAGGTTGTAGTTTCTGGTGATCCAGGTGCTGACACAACAATAGTGATGAAGTTCATAGGCATTTCTAGCTCATCAGACGCTTCGTAGGAGGCTATTATGGCTGGTCCAGTAAAAGCCTTTAATCATGCACAAGGAGCATCTGCCGCAGTTGTTGGCCCTGCAAGGTCGAGAATACGTCAGATTGTGATATTTGCTGATGCAGCAGGCGCTTTCACAATAAAGAATGGAAGTGCTAGTGGAGAGGTTTTAATTACGCAAACTTTTCCTACAGGGCTTCATCATCTAAATATCCCTGATGATGGTATTATAGCTACTGACGGCGCATTTGTTGCAGCGTTTACAGGCTCTAGTAATCAGTTGACAATATTCTTGTCATAAGGAGTTGGCTATGGCTCGTAAAAGAGACAAGCAGCCACCTAAAACTAAAAAGTATTTCCGCTCCACTAAAAGTGGGGCGGGGATGACTAAGGCTGGCGTTGCTCGATATAGACGAGAAAATCCCGGATCTAAGTTAAAAACTGCTGTAACAGGCAAGGTTAAGAAGGGCTCTGCCGCTGCAAAAAGACGCAAATCTTTCTGTGCCAGAAGCGCAGGTCAAATGAAAAAGTTTCCTAAAGCTGCAAAAAATCCTAATAGTCGTTTGCGCCAAGCAAGGCGGAGGTGGAAGTGTTAAGTTTCAATACCTTAATTAGTGGCGCTACTTTAGCTTTTATTGGTTGGATAGCCTTTTCTGTTGTTGAGTTAAAAACAGAAACTGCTGTTATATCTGTAAAAGTAGACCAGAATCATAAGCTTTTAGCAGAACTTTGGGATTTTTACCTACAGGAGAGAGTAAATGCCGATATCGCGTGGGCAAATCGCAAGCCAAATCTCAAAGCCTCCGATGAAAGGTGATAAGAAGATGAAAAAAAGCAACCCTACCCCTAAAGGTTTAACTTATTTTAGAAAAGGTGGAGCGGCCTCAAAGAAGTCAAAAGGAAGTAAAATATGCCCGGAAGGTAAAGCTTGGGCAAAACGTACTTTTGATACATACCCAAGCGCATACGCAAATCTTGCGGCTTCTAAATACTGCAAAGACCCTAATTACGCTAAAAAGTCCAAAGGCGGTAAGCGTAAGGGTAAATAAATGGCAAAGAAAAAAGACCCTGTTGTTGGAACAGGAAAGAAACCAAAAGGAAGTGGAAGGCGTTTATATACGGACGAAAACCCTAAAGACACTGTATCTATAAAGTTCGCTACGCCTGCGGACGCAAGAGCAACGGTGGCTAAGGTTAAAAAAATAAAAAAACCATTTGCTAGAAAGATACAAATACTTACAGTTTTAGAGCAAAGGGCAAAAGTTGCAGGAAAACCTGAACAGGCAAAAATAGCTAAAGCTGGAAAAGAAGCAATACGCAGACAACAAGGAAAGGCCTGATGGGAGAGTTAAAAAAATGGTTAAAACAAGATTGGGTTCGCATTGGTACTGATGGAAGTATCAAGGGTAAATGCGGTACATCTAAAGACAAGAAAAACCCAGATCGCTGCTTACCGTCTGCAAAGGCTAGAAGCCTCTCAAAAGCTGAAAGAGCATCTACAGCACGAAAGAAGAAGAGAGCGGGAGCAAAAGGCAAGACAGTGGTATCTAATACAAAACAAGCTAAAGTCAGAAACCTTGAAAAAGGAGGGCCAGTTAAGAGGCCTTTCAGGGGTAAAAAGGTGGCTGGCACGGCTGTTGCTAGGGGATGCGGTGCAATAATGGCTAACCGTAGAAAACGCACAAAAGGTGCAGTAACTCAGTCATAAGAAGAAATGACATGTCTTTGGAGGAGAATATTAAGAATGAAATACGTCTCTGGTCCAAAGAGGCGTTAGAAAAACCTAATGAAAATTACAACAATATGCCTGCCTGTCCTTTTGCTAAAAGGGCATGGGCTGATGATCGTGTAGGTTTTATCTTTAAAAAAGATGAGTCCTTTGATGTTTTGTTTGAAGCAATTTATGGGTGGGATGATAGAAAAGATGTAATCATTCTTATAGATTTTAACTATTTGGATGTTGATGATTTGTATCAATTTATGGACATACTTAATCAGTCTTTATCTGAGGATGGCATAGATATGTTTGTTATGGGCTTTCATCCTGAATCAGATGAAAACGAATTACTTGAAAACTCCCTTGAGATGACGAATGACAATTCTTATGCTATGATATTTCTGCAACGCTTGACAAAGCTACAGGAAGCCTCGAATGTCTTGAGAGAAAAGGGATATTACGATGTCTGCCAAGATTATTACGAGAACGAACCTTTGTATGAATTAAGAGCCGAACTTTATAGGAGATTAAGATATGGCTGATACTAAGAAAGTTACCCCTCAAATGTCTGCTTCTGCTTTAAAAAAGCTGGCAAAAGAAATGGGTTTTGAACTTAGTAAAGTTCAAAAAACTGTTGATAAAGTACAACCTAAAAAGCCAAGAGGCATGAGAGGTGGTGGTGCAGCCAAGAAAATGATGCGTGGCGGCGCCGCAAAGAAAATGATGCGTGGTGGTGCGGCAACAGCCAAAAAGAAGCCATCTATGATGCGTGGTGGCGGTATGGCTAAAGCTAAAAAAATGATGCGTGGTGGCAAGGTTAAGAAGTAATGGCTGTTTCTGGCTCAACAGATTTTGAATTAGATGTAGCAGAGTACATTGAAGAAGCTTTTGAGCGTTGTGGTTTAGAAGTTAGGACAGGTTATGACCTAAAAACAGCCAAGCGCTCAATGAACCTCATGTTTGCAGAATGGGCAAACAGAGGTCTGAATCAATGGACTATTGTTCAACAAACTCAAACTGTTACAAAAAGCACTGCTTCTTATACTTTAGGAGCTAATGTAATTGATATTCTTTCAATGTCTTTACGACAGGGCACTGGCACAGATCAAACCGACTTTACGATGAGTAGAATTAGTAGAGATGATTATCTGACAACCCCAAACAAAAATACTGAAGCTAGGCCAACTCAGTTCTTTGTAGATAGACAAATTACACCTGTCATAAAAATATGGCCTACGCCAGATAATTCCACTGATATTTTGGTTTTTGACGCTCTCACCAGACTGGATGATGCTGATAAATCAACAAATACTGTAGAGGTTCCATTTAGATTCTACCCCTGTCTTGCTGCTGGATTAGCTTACTACATATCCATGAAACGCGCTCCCGATAGAATACAACTTTTGAAGGCATCTTATGAAGAGGAATTTGAGCGTGCGTTAGCAGAAGACAGAGACAGGGCTTCATTTAATGTAAGTCCAAATTTAAGTTTTTATAGGGTTTCTTAATGTCACGGTTTGCCGCAGGAAAATATGCTTATGGGATATCTGACCGTTCTGGTTTTAGGTATCGTTTAAAAGATATGCGTATGGAATGGAACGGTTTTCTTGTTGGAAAAGATGAATATGAGCCTAAACATCCTCAACTCGACCCCAAAAGAAGACCAACAGACCCAGAAGCTATTAAAAATGCTAGACCTGATCCTCGTACAGAACCTGAAGTAATTCGTTTATTAACGCCAAATTGTTTTAAAAGTGGGGCAATTGGCTCTTCAGTAATTACTGTAACAGAGTTTTCTCATGGCAGAACTACAAACAGCGCCGTAAGATTTAGAAATGTAAGTGCTTTTGATGGATTTTCGCAAACTGTATTAGAAAATTCTCTTGGTTATATAATAACTGTGCTTGATGAAAATAGATACACATTTGCGGTGACTACTGGTTCAGCAACACTAGGGAACACAAGAGGTGGTGGTGAAAATGCAACAGCAGGCCCAGGAACGGCAACTGCTCCAACAGCTTCTCCAACTTTTGACTCTACTGGAACTACACTTGATTCTACAAGCAATACTTTTGACGAGGCTTAAATGGCAAAACAAACAGTAGGAATTGGCTCATCTGCAAATGCCC